AATTCCAGAGCATAAAACTTGACCAGTTCTTTCTAGGATAATTAGATTGTTGCTTGCCATCCATTTTATAGACATCAGTAGGATTGTAATCATGCTTAACACAATAGACTGGGTAAAAGTCACTGTCATATTCTTCAAAGAGTTCATTAATGTCTGTTCTCAAATACATATCACAGTCCATATATAAGGCCCAGCCCTCATACATCATAAGTGCTGGCACCAAGAATCTACTGAAACTAAATTCTGTGGAGAATGGCCTCATATCTATCGAATCAATATTCTGTTCGTTTACAGTAGAATGTTTTCGATAATACAATCCCATTCTTTCTAGGATATCTTTCCTTAAGAGCTTAACATTGATTGGTTTGGGAGAGTTCTCCTTTATTAAAAATTCTAGGACTGTAGCTGCTGTCTTTTCTCTAGGATCATATCCTATAAAAACAGTATTTATTTTTTCAGTTCTTTTCATAATTTATTTTATCCTTCTATATATATTATACTACAAAAAATATAGCTTGTCAAGTCTAGACTCCACAAATTCCACCTGCCCCACTAATTTCACAGATGTCATGAGGCTGTATATTATCTTCAAACTCTTCACCTAATTTATCTATCGCTTCTGCATAAGGAACTACAGTAAGAGGTTGTCCTCCTCTACAGCCATCAGGATAGCAGGTAAAGCCCCTTAATCTATGAGAATATTTAGCTAGTGTCTGTGCAAAAGGATCAACAAGATCTTCATTATTATGTTCTGTTCCCCACTCTGGAAGATTAATGGTGCTGGATATTGACATGTCTACATACTCTTGCACATTAGCTTGGAAGCTTAACCTTCTTTCATAGTCAGTAGCTAGATCAAGGGTAGACTCAATTTTATTAGGTTCTACATTATAAAGTTCTATCATTTCTTGGGCCGCACTATCCACCACATACTGATGATGCCATCGTTTATTCTTAAGGTATCGCCTCTTATAGGCTACAGCAAAGATAGGCTCTACTCCAGTAGAAGTCCCTGCAAGAATACCTATAGTGCCAGTAGGGGCAACTGCCCGTACTGCTACTGGTCTTGATAAAGATAACTTATCAGCAAAATATCTAGCAGTTTTATCTGATTCGGCTTCATATACCTTTAACCATCTGTGTAATTCAGGAGTGGTTTGATACTTATGTCCACGTTGAATAAGCCATTCATGTAAACCCATCAGGCCAAGACCTAAACGTCTATTAGATTCTCGTACTTGGTAAATTTTAGGATAAGGAAGCTCTGCTCTGGTTGTACCACATAAAAGAAACTTTGTTGCCAGTTGTACAACTTCTTGCAACTGATTTAGATCATCAATCCTAGCAAAATTAAGACTGCCAAGATTACACACATCACTATCATCTTCACTAGTAACTTCGGTACAGGCATTGCGAAGGGTTTCATTTTCTTTTTCAAAGAAGTTGAATGAGAATCCTGGTTCTCCTGTTCTAAGAGCCTGACTAATATTATTCCTAAAGACATCTCCTATCTCTCCTGTCTCCCAATAATTTAATAACCATTCAGTGTCATAATTTACAGATATATTTGTCATGTCAAGGGGTGCCGGAAAATTAAAATCCTCTAATTTAATATCAAATAATGTTTTACCTGTGCTACCTACCGGCATGTCAGACCAATTCTTGACTGTAAGAAATTTATCTATGTCATCGTGTTTCCAGTTTAGGGATGCATAAATAGCTGACCTTCGACTACCACCTTGTATAACTTTTTGTCCAATGGAATTAATCATTTCCATTTTAGGAATAGGCCCAGAGGAAACTCCTCCTGTACCCTTTAAAGGTTTGCCCTCTGATCTATAGATAGAATAGTCTACACCAATACCTCCTCCTGTCATTAAACAAGATTCTGATTTCCAAGAGAGGTTGGCCCAGTCTTCTCTGGTATCCTCTTCGGCATTTAACAAATAACAATTGTTAAAGAATTTCTTTTCTCTACCAGCATAATAAAGATATCTGCCTCCGGGTAGGAAGCGTAGATTAGATATGTGATCTATTAATTCTTCTTTCTCATCCTTGGTTAAATGATCTTGGCATACATCCTCAACCAATGTACAAGCCAACTCATGAAATGTTTCTGCACCCTCATGAGAATACTTATTATAAAATATATCCTCACTAAACTTGGATCTAAACTGTGGATTCCTATTTGATTTAAACATTACCTTCCCCTTCACTCAAAATCATGGATTAGTTGAGAGTTGTTTTTATCTTGTGTATATTCTAACTGAAGAATTAATTCTGCATAGTGTATAACTTTTTCAATATCCTTTTTACCATCCCCCTTCATCCTATGTCTGTTAATATATTTAATAATATTACCCTCAAAATAATTTAAATCGTTTGCATGAATATATTCTACTGGTTGAATACCACAACTTTTATAATGTGATCCTCCTATTTGTTTAGTAAGTGGATCAGTAGATGAGTGAGCTAATGATTGTTCTTTTTCCATCTTCAGATTCTCCTGAATTAATAACCTTAAAGGCAAACTTTCTAATTTCTGTTGATTCAAAGCCAGCATACTCACAGATAGTATTAAAGTCTTGGCATGAACAAAAGAACCAAGAGTGAGCTTCGTTTCTTATTTCTTTAGACTCATTAGATTCATACTTTTCTTCAGGCTTTGAAGCATCTAATAAAGCTTGTACTATAACAGCTATGTATAAACTTCTGTATGGATTTTTATCTGTGAAATCATAGATAGACCGGGCTGATACTTTAACATTCATCATAGCATTGAACAGGTCTAAAAAATTTACCACCCACATAATTATTATAGAAGGCAGCTTCCTCTGTTCCCTTTAGAGTAGCAGTTAATACATTGTATTTTATTTGATAGTAACATTCGTAGTATCGTAGACTTCTTTTATTCTTAAATTCTGCTAAGATTTTAAAAGAAAAATTATTCTTACCAATCTTTTTTATATCCTCACATAGATGTTTGCTTGATCCTACATAAGATTTCCAATTTGATTCTGTCTTCTTTGTTTTACCTTTAGATTTTTTAAAATTATAATATTGTTTGCAACCTACATAAGCCTTACCGCTTTTTATATTGGTAATAAGATAGACAAAACCAAACTGAGATAGGTCAGGTTTCTTTTTATATACCCAATGCATTACCAGTCTAGTACCTCTGATACATCTGGCTCCTTGGCTACATTCGTTAGGAATCTTTTCCCTCTAGCGTATTGGAAGACTCGTAATCCTTTACCTTGGTTTGTATCAGACCAACAACCTTTCTTATGAGAGCAATACACACACCCAACAGGAAGCTTATGGTTGCCAGACTTGCCGTCAGGCACAGGATCATAACAATGGTTAGGCATTGTATCCCTTTGTACCATATCTTTAAGATACTTGACCCTATCTCTGGCATTTATCATCTCCATTGAATGTACTTTTGATAAACAAATTTCACCTGTGGATTTATCTATGGCTAGAAAGGCTGCTTCATCTAGCCCATTAGCATCAGCGTAGGCTGATATTTGAGCAATGTATCCAAAGGGATCATCATAAGACAAGGAATGATTCTTAAACTTTTGAAAGCCTGGACCAGAAGCACTCTTACAATCTACAAGAACTCCATCAATTAATGAATCCTGATGTCCCTTAACTCCCTCTAGCTCCACCTCCTTCTGTTGTTCAGTAACCTTGTGACCAGAGATGGAAGCACATAAAAGAAGGAGTTCCTCCAGAATATATCCATATAAAAATTTAATTCTGGTACTAGAACTTATAGGGACACTAGTATTCTGACTATTAATATCATACCAAAGCTGCCTATCAGGTTTACCTATAGCTGATAGTCGTAAGTTACCCCTAGTCCTGGGTTTCTCATACATAAATTCTTTGATATGTACCTTAAGCATATCTCCAAATATATCAATATGTTTATCTACTTCTTCTTCATCCATGTCAATTGGATCAAGAGAGAATAGATTATAAATATCTTCAACGAGTGTGTCTATTTTTTTCATGATAAAAAAGAGGGGGTGGCAGTTTAGTACCACCCCCAAGTCTCCGTTTATGGAAAATTTAAAACTAGCTTATCCCGGAAAGGGGATATCATCAGTTAAGTCATTAACATAACCATCTTCAACTACGGCAAAGTCTTCAGCGCCGCCACTGTACTCTACTAGGTCTACTACTTGGACACCAAGAAGGTATCCCTTTACACCACCGCCATAAGCTGAATACTCTTTAGGAAAATAAGAAGCATTTACCTTAGAGCCGTTGCCGATCCTCTTGTCGGTAGGGAAGGAATTTCGAAGAGAATCTTTTACAGGCATGGCACGGGGCGTTCCGTCTTTGGTACGAGCGTACTGTTTGAGGGTAACAAAATCACCTCTATCATCGCTCTTGTTCTTAATAGAAAGACCATCCCCTTCTGCAATCTTTTTATTCTTTGCATCAAGATTACAGATTTCAATGCTCCATTCGCCATCAGAATTAAACTTCGTGTTGGGAGTAAGAACGTGCGCCCAATAGGCAGTACCAGAAATAATACGGTTACTCATAATTTTCTCCTTGTGATAATAACATAGGGTTAATAACAATAAAATAGTGATCATCTAGTTTCGTAGCTTTTCTCCTTTCATCATGGGTGTAAGT